GAAACATCTTCTTGTTACTCTCGCCAAGATTAGTCATGAACGAGTAATCACGATGCGTAAAGTCTTGGCAAGAGCAACAGTATCTTGCACCAGTTATTAGGTATCTATTAAGACTAGGCCCTTTGGTTGCTGGTGTGATCAGCGCCGCATCTGGTGTAGCTTCAACAGAACCCGACTTACGAAGCTTTAGGATTCCAGTGAACGGATACGTCTCTACGATGACAGCTTGGATGTAGCCGTATCGTTTCTGTGTTGCTGGGTCAATCGTTTCTTTTGTGATCGGAGGTGCACCAACAGTTATGACCCGGTCCTCCAGGATCTCACCATTGATCGCTCTAAGGCCGTTAGGAACGCCAGGAAGGGCCACGTAAAACGGTGGGGGTAGTGGATTGCTCGTACTCCAGTTCCCGGCCAGCTTGACGTACCAGTACGACGAATCTTCCGTCACCATTTCAATGTAAAGCCTGGTGCCTGTCGTTTTGTCAACCAAGTTGTCGCACCGCAAGGATCCCGCCAAACGAGCCCCAGCCCAGTGCATGCCAAACTCTTTGTTCTTAGTGGGGAACCCTACGAAGGTTCCAGGGATGGTTGGTTGTGCTGCTGCAACGGAAGCCGGTGTTCCAGCTGGTACTGGAATTACGTAGCTAAACGGATATTCATATGCGTTGTCATAGAAACATGCGGTGGCAATTTCGTAGCCACGTCGCCATCTAGACCATGCAGACTCTCTGTTGACGACCGTAAGTGAGTTCGGTACGCCACCAGCAGAAAACTCTGTTGTAATTGGTCTTAGGCGAAAAGGATCAGCGTCACTTGCTTTGACAAAAGATCCAAATTTATCGCCCCCTTTAGGAGACATGCCTTAGAAGAAACCGCCCTGTGCAATTACATGCACGCCGGGAATATAACCAGAACTATTGGGGCCATCGGGGAATACACCCACGTAAATACGGTCGCCACGCTCCAGGTAGATGCCCTTGTTACGCAGCGGAGCCGTGGGGCCTAAACCATTAGTGTTACCAGCACTTGCAGCAGGAACAGCCAACTGAGGCATTACGTCAGAACAATCGACCGTGCCACTGCCGGCAGGAAGCGTTTTTGCAAAAATAATTCTGTAATCACCAGAGCCAGGGATTGGAGTCGTGGTGCCACGTGTCTGGTAAAACACAAAGGTTGCAGCTTGCTGATAACCGTAAGCAACACCGTTATAAGTGAAGCCCGATGCAATGCCACCAGAGTAGTTAAGTGCAGTGTTGATTCCAGTGAGGGTAGCTGCACCTGTGTAGGTGTAATACCCATAGCCACTGAAGGGTGCGCCACCACCGGTCAAGGAACCAGTTGCTGTGATTAAAACAATCTGTCCACTGACAAGTGAGATGGGAGTGCCAGAGGTAGTTGCGTTTACTGTGTAGTCGGGAGAACGGTAGAAATCGTTACGTGTAATGGTGATTGAATCAACGACACCGCCACTGTTGCTATCTTCGCTTAATTCGGCGTCCATGTCTACGAGGATAGACGGTGCCTGACCACCTTGCACAAACAAAGTATTGGTTGCAGCACTACCTACCGTTTGAGTCGTGACTCGGACGGTGTCATATAAAGGGCGATCAACAAGCAAGGGCTGCTTATTCGTGCTAGTACTAGATATTTGACTAAACACCCTGTCTCTGGTATGTTGACAGGGGCCTCCGAAAACTTCTTTTATTCTAATGGCACAAACAACTTTCCAGTGCGCCTGCTGTGGTAATTCTTATGTGCGCAGTGGCAATACAGCGGCTTGGCACCGAAAACGCATGCGTGAACGTGGATATGTGTTTTGTTCAAAAGCCTGCGCTTCTTTTAAACACGGTGGCAACAGAGATAAAACACCCGAATATGGCTCTTGGTGCGCAATGAAAAACCGGTGCAATAATCCAAATCACGTATCCTATGCTCGATATGGAGGAAGGGGTATAACTTATGATCCTTCCTGGAACGATTTCAATGTGTTTCTCGCCGATATGGGCAAAAAACCAAATCCAAAAATGGAACTGGAAAGAATTGATAACAATAAAAACTACTCTAAAGAAAATTGTTGTTGGGCTACTCACAAAGAACAAACACGCAACCGTGGAGGCAAGCGTGCAACAAGGCTTTACACATTTGAAGGAAAAACCATGTGCATTGCTGATTGGGCAAAAGAAGTTGGCATCTCTCCTCAGTCAATGCAAAAACGTTTAAATAAAAACTGGCCGCTTGAAAAAGCTTTTACTGAGCAGCCAAGTTGTAAGCCTGGTTAAAACCTGTCGGCAAACGCATTTTGCTTTCAACCAAAGACGTGGGATTGTTTTGCAGCGCAAGGAAACGCTGGAACATGCTCCCAGGATCTTTCTGTTCCGACTTGAACTTACTCAAGCGATCAAAGCCAACACTTGTGTATGTTGGCTGATCCTTGCCGGTTAGGTCACCGAAAGAATAAGGGAGATCGCCAAAGGATGTGTAGCGTTCTCCCTTAAGCAGCTCAGATACTTCCCCAGGGGTGTAATCTGAACCTAGATAAGCTTGCCGACTTCTGAGACTTGCCATTACTCAAACATCCTCATGGCATCAAGTGGAGTCAGGTTGTAGGGATTTGATGCCTTTAGGAGATCTTCCGGAGACATCGTTGCATTGGTGACGCCTGTACTGAGACTGTTCTTGAGAACATACCCAAGCAACGCATCGGCAAGTGAATTACCTTTCTCTACTGCTTTTGCAGTTTCCGGTGAGGGGGTTAAAGCTGATGCGGTTGGTTGTACATTCTGACCATAAACTTTCTGTAGTTCAGAAAGCTTTTTGACAGGCTGCCCGTAATAGCTTCTACCAGTTTCCGTGGGAAGAGATGCCCACTCTGGGGCCAGTGCTGCTGATACACGAGGACTAAACCCTTCTTTCTCAAGGGTAGCCAAGCCACCAATGGGCATCAGGCGATTACGCATCGCACGTGTTGCCGCAATATCTTGGTTGGCAGCACTGAAGTCTTGAAGCCCTAAAGCAGTGGCATGTGACTGCCAACTTGGTGTCAAGAACTGATAAGCACCAGCAGCAGAACTTGCGTATCCACCGGTGTTGACGACCTTATCAGGATGACGCTTTAGGTCTGGTGCCAGGCCACCGCCAAACATGACCCGATAAGAATCGGGACCATTCCTTTCGGTGCCTTCTGCAAAGCGAAGAACTCGCAGTGCATTCTGGACGCTTGGGCTTTTGACTTTTTGTTCCAGTAGCTGGCGTTCGTTCATGATGATGCTCTTATTCTCCTACCCAGTTTGAACTTGCTTTGAGACCAGGAATGAATACGGTTTGCAGCGAAAGGGCCGTAGCCAAATAGGTCAAAGTACGTTTAACAAACTTAGGACAGAGAATCATGGGTTTAAAGCAACAACACTGGCCCCCGTAGATCAAAGATCTGTGTCCAGTTGGCTGGGCTTACATGCCTTGCAATGCCAGAAATTTACTTACGAGAAGCCGCTTGGCTCAGTAGTTGTTTTTGATAGGCCTCAATCATCTCCGGAGTCAGGTTGTCGTCTGCAAAGTTCATCAACGGAGGACCTTCGCCGCCAAGATATGTAGGGCTAGCGGGATTAAGAGACTGGTCTATTTGCGGGACCAAGGGGGAAGGTCCCATCGTGGGAGCACCCATCTGTTGGTCAGGCGCACCTCCAGTTTGATAACCAAAAGTCTTATCCATTAAAGGATTAAAGGTACCGACAGCACCACCTTGTTGGCCCATCTTGGTCCCGCCATACTTGTTTTGCCAAATTTGCATGCCAATATCACGAGCAGCATTCATGTCTTCTTGCGTCTTGGCATCTTTACTGGCTTTTTCATAACGCTGAAATTCCGGATTCTGTGCAGCTTGTTGCGCAACACTGCTCTTCGTGGCTTCATATGCACGTTCAGCAGCGGGATCAATACCTGCACTAGGAATTGGTTTCTGGGCACTGCCGGGAATATACCGACCATACATGCCAGTTTTCTGCGCTTGCTGAGAAGGCTCCGCATAAGGACGGCGTCCTTTTGACAGCTGACCAACTGCGTAACGCATCTCATTCCCCAAGCCTGCAAGCAAAGGGTTTGTCAAAGGTGCAGGAAAAAACCGATTAAGTAGATCAGACATTACCGCCAAACCTCATGTAAATAAATACGGGAACCGACTGCTGTATCGGCAGGTCCAGGTAAAGCCTGGATAAATTCAGCACCAGAGCGTTCGTAGCGATAACGAGCCTGGAACGGATCTTTGTAGTTGGGCACATAAAGAATCTGTGCCAACCTATTGGTTTCGTAGAGATAGATCTCATCCCAAACCTTTAACGCTTCTTTGGCATTGCTAGAGCGAATCGTGCGATCCACGTCACCCGCAATACTTTCAAGACGTGTAGAGGGCGAAGTTGCTACTTCTGTTTTCTTTTCAGCTGTGTCGCAACGACCAAGTTGAATAGAAATTTTATCGTAGAAATAAGAGTCGGGAATGGTATTCATCGCCTCTTCCAGGCGAGCGTAGTCACCCGCTGGCACAGATACGGTGAAATACCCCAAATGGTACCTGACTTTGCTTTTATCGAAATCCGATAATTGCACTTCTACTTCCCTTTGTTCTTCAATTATAAATGCATACAATCACGCAAACTGATCTAAAACGCTTGCATCAATTGTATAACCTTCATATGGGTCAAACGTACTTGCTTTGCGTTTGGTAGCATCAGACATGAGGCCGCTTAGCGTCTGTCCCAATAATTGCTCTGCAAGGTTTTGTTGCTTTTCCTCAGGTTTCTGTGCGCCTGAAAATAAAGACTTAAGCATCTCGAGCGCCGCATCACTGGATGGTGTGCTTGCCGTTGGCTTGGGTGCGGTAGAACGTGCTCCTGCAACTTGTTGCCCCAAGTCTTTTAAGTGGCCGACACCAATCTCATACCGTTGATCAGGCGTAATGAAGGTACCGAGATTGCCGTAGCCCCCTTGGTTCTGCTTGGGCACATAGGTACCGCCATCAGAGACGTACTTAAGTTGTGTACCTTCAGGTCCAGCGAGATCCCAACCTCTGTGAAAAGTAGATGCACCTGCCGTAGGCCGAGCCCTGGGACCATACTTGGAAGTGAGCGACAAGCCAGCGGCGGGATTTAAATCTAATTGTCCTTGCTGATTTGCAGTGATTAAAGGAATTTCTTTTTCGCCTACACGAAAGCCCGTCAAGCGACTCTTGATTGTACCGGGGTCAATGTACTGATTCGATGCTAAGTCTTTGACATAGAAATGTCCATGGGGACCAGTTGAAGTCCCGGTGGAACCAATTGTACCAAAGTAGTATTTCTGGCCCATATCAACTAAGCATTGTATTCATTTTAAAATAAAAACCCCTGGGTAACCAGGGGCTTATTTATGTATCACACTCGAATCAGATCAGCCGCAAGAACTGCTCCCCAGTCCACTCTTTTAATCTGTTTGAGTTGCTCCAAGTTATTGAATCGCTCACCCGATAAAGACATCTGTAGATCCTTGATTTCTCGGGCAGTTTTAAGACCGATACCCTTGATATGATCAGCGATCATTTGGGCGGTAGCGGAATTAATATTCAAACGATTGTCAGGAGGAAAAGCACGGGGCTCTTCTTTTGCGGCTTTATCTTTTACCTGAAGAGTCTTTACCGTTTTAGTGGCTGTCTCATCAGGCAGTAACTCGTTTTTGTAGGCGGTGTAAAGGCGTCCGTCCTGGTCTTCAACCATGAACCAATCACCGTTATCAAACTCACTTACAACTTTGACGCGAGCGCCGGTTTTTTTGTGCTGATACAACATAAGGACCAGGGAGTTAATCTCTGGTCCTAGTTTACCCTAATCAGCTGACAGTGCGACCGGTCAGGTAGCCGTCGATATCTTCGTAACCAGGAGCTTCATCGGGCTGGATGTAGCACACTTCCACGACCAGGTAACCGGTGCGGCCTGCGCTTGCATCACCACTGGAGATGTAGAAGCCACCGGAAGTGGTGGTGCTGTTGGCGGTTTCCTTAGCAAACACCCGAAGGGTGGTAGCAGAAGTAACAGAGTAGTTAACAGTGCCAGGAGCAACGCCAGTAGCGCCGGTGATGGTCAGGAAGGGGTTGGTACCAAAACCTGCGGTGCCACCAGCGAAGTAGATTTCGCCAGCCTGGGTGCCAGAGACGGTGGAGGTCAGGTTAGCCTGAATCACGCCCTCACCCACGCCAGAAGCGGCGGTGGGGTTGTTGGAGCTCACGCGACCGAACGAGATCACGTTACCGGTAGCGGCATACACACCAGAGGCCACGCGGCCATCACCCCAGCCAGAGGCCACGGAGATAGCAGTACGGTACACGTAAGCAGGCAGGGTGCTGTTACCAGAGATCACCATGCCGGTGATGTCGGTACGGGTGTCGTCATTCCGGTAGGGGGAAGGAACGATCACGCTTGCCGAAGCAACAGGACCAGAGCCAGAGGTAGCGGTAACTGCTACATAACCACGTTGCTGGAAGTAGCGGTAGCCAGGGAGGGCCAGCACCGAAGTGGGGCCACCCTTAGAGCCGTCATCAGTGCCGGCATAATCGGCATCGATGTTCTTATACCAGCCATTCAGGGGTTCAGCCCAGTTGCCGGGATAGATTTTTTTAGCGGACAAATAGGTCATTTATTTTTCCTATGGTTTAGTTATTGTTTATTGATCAGATGTTGCCGTCGTCCTGCACATAGCTGAACGCGGTGGTCACGAAGTCCTTGTTCAGGATTTCGAAGCCGGCGTACAGTTGCCAGATAAGGATGATGAAACGGCTGAAGTCATCGTTGTTGTTGATGAGCACCTGAGCGTTCGGGCCGCCGATACCAACACCAATGGCTTGAGGACCGAAGAAGTAACCCTGAGCCACTTCCTTGGAAGCGTAGGTGCCACCAGTGCCAGCGAAGGAGGTGCTGATACTCTTGGTCGGGAAGTTGGTCGACTCGAAGAACTTAACGCCTTCAAACTGCACGCCGGTAGGCATGACAGGTTCACCAGCCAGGAAGTAAGCTTGGCCAGCCTGGGGACCTTGGAAGAAGCTGGCGTTGTTAGGCATCATGGGGTTGCCCATGTACATGCCTTGGCCAGGATTACCAGCGTAACGAGCAATCTCGCGGAAGTCGGGATCACGACGCAGGTGCATCATGAAGGTAGGATCGCAGATGCAGCGATACAGACCATCAGCGTAAGTAGGAACGTTGCGCTTGCGCAGGTCCTTGACAACGGTCAGCAGGTCGGTACGAACCTGGAACTGTTGAACTTCGTTGTCGTACTCGGTGGAAGTGTAGGCAATACGGCCAGAAGAATCCTTGACCTTGCCACCAGCGAAGTAGTAACCACCTTGGGTCGTAGAAGCGGCACCATTGGCTTCGGCTTTGGCGAGTTCATCAATGAACACGCGGTCGCGCCAACGACGGTAGTCATCCAGCAGCGTCAGGCTACCGATGGACTGGTGGAACATGTTGAGGTTGCCGGTGTCCAGCAGCAGGCGCTGAGCAGTGACCAGGGTCTCACGGGCAATCTTGAAGGTCGAAGGCTGGGTAGGATCACCCGGGTCTGCAGGACCGGTGTATTCCTTAAGCACCACCAGGACTTTCTCCTTGGTGATGTTACGGCTGTTAGCGGTACCGATCGTTTGGTCGGCAATACGCTCACGGCTGTCCTTAGTACCAGGGGTACCCCAGAACTTATAGCGGTCTAACTGAACGGTTTGACCGGGTTGGCGGGTGAAGTCGTGGACAACCACAGGCTCCACTGCCATCTCGGCAATGTAGGCAGGGTGGGGACGGTAAAGTTCCGCACCAAGGATCTTTGGAAAGTCGGTATCAAGAAACACTTTGTTTTATCCTCCAATATCGCAGGAAGTGTTTTATCGGGTAAAAGATTCAGACATCAGTGTGTCTTATCTAACACAAATTTTAGCAGTTGGTAATTTAAAAAAATCACATGTACTGCAGTGTGGACGTTTTGGCCCGCGCCCCAGCGGAATTACTAGAGCCATAGGACTCAGGATCAACTGGCCCACCTTGCTGGAAACCAGGTACACCCATAGATTCGGGGATAGTGCCAAGGGCAATGCCGCCTAGCCCAGCCGCACCAGCGGCGGCAGGAGCTGCAAGTGCGCCAAAAACAGGTTTTGATGCAGCTTGCAAAGAAGCCGGTAAATTCAAAAGGCCTGTTCTTACAACATTACCAACAGTTTCAGGCGAATATAAAGTGGCCGCTTGTCCACGGCTTAAGTATTCTGGGCTATTTACAATCTGTTGTTCTACACGTTGACGAATAGAGCGTCCAGATTTGCCAAGTCCTTTATCAATACCTTTGTTGAGTAAAGACGGAACAACATCGGCATACTTGCCAGCCAACTGACGAGCGCCCAGTAAACCACCCCCAGCGCCAAGGGCACCTGTAGTTCCAGCGAGAATTGCTGAACCTGGATCTTCACCTTGAGAAAGGGCGTACCCACCCGCAGCCAAACCAGCGGCAAGAGGTACGCCTACTTTTAAGCGATTACGCATCGCCTTACTCCATCACAAACAGTTTGTTTGCAACAACTTGAGGCTGGGCTTGGTTCAGGAGACGCCAAGCGTTCTGGGGATCACGGGCCATTTGCTCACCGAAAGAACCCCAGAAGTTTTCAGGAGCTTGGGGAGCAGCAGCGGCGGGAGGTGCAGGGAACTGACCAAGTTGGGGCTGTTCCAGGGCCTGAGTCGGATAACCACGAGTCTCTAATTGAGCTTCGTTTTCGTACACAGGATACGGACCTTCAGGACCAAAGAACTTCAGCGTGTAATCGCTGAGCACATCGGGGTTGGTCAGAATCTCGTTGTACGCCAGGTTCTCCTGGTGCTCATTGACCGCAAAGTTGGCGTAACCGGTCAGTGCATCAGCGGCGCGGTTTCCCCACGCGACGGCGCTGTCCAGCATCCCTTCCAGATTCAGGGCGTAGTTGTTCAGCAGAGCCGGAGCTTCCACCCCGTACGCGTCGATTACCATCCGGCTTTCCTGGCTCAGATCCAGGTAATCCGCGATCTCCGCCAAGGACGGACTGGAGGAGGTTTGGGAATAGTTGGGCGAGTATTCCTGGTTGGGAGACCAAGTCTGCGGAACCGATTGTTGCGTATTGGGGCTGCTGGCCAGGCCGTAGTTGGCTGGGGTATACGCTGTCGGAGCCTGCGAGGGTGCTCCCTGGAACGGGGATTGAACTGGAGCGCTCAGCAGGTTCACCACCTTGTTGAACGCCGATTCCCAAGGATTCCCCGCCTGGTCCGCCGGTTGGGATTGGGGGGCGTACTGAGTAGGGGCTGATTGGTAGCTGGGGATCGCCTGAGGTACCGCTTGGGGGTAGCTGGTACCCACCTGATAAGCCACTGGAGCCGCCTGGTAGCTGGCCGGAGTTGCCTGAGGAGCCGGAGCTGCCATCACGTAACTGCTCGGAGCGACGGCCGCTGGTGCTTGGCTCGTCTGTGGGATCGATTGGACGGTAGCGTCCTGCATAACTCATCTCCTTTTGTAGAGCTTCTAAAGTGCGATACAGATATGGGGTTAAATCCAATCGCGGATCTGCAGCCATCGGTAAGTCCGGTGATTGCGGATGGGGGGTCTGCATCATTCCACCCACCAGGCGAGCAAATTGAGAGTAAGCACCCTGCAATTCATTCACCATCCTGAACGGGAAACCTGATAGCATCCCGGCCCTTTCTTCATCCGTCTTAGACGGGAAGAGGTACTTCAGTGCTTCAATGCTATCAACACCTAATTCTTGCAGGTTGCGAACAACAATGGAGTTGTTCAGTACATCTTGCGTAGAATCTTCGTATACAGGTCCCAGCCAACGCCACTGCATCGTGACATCACCGTCTGGAATCAACCCAAGTACACCGGGTGGAATCTGCTGAGTCTTTAAGCAAGCCATCATCAATTGCTTGACCTGCTCTTCAAACGCACGCATTGCATCGTTGTATGCGGCAATGTCTGCGTCAGATGCAGTCTCTGGTAGTTCCAGGGGTTTCTCTAGTCCTGCAGCTGCCGCTAACGTCTCTCGGAACAAGCGCTCTTCCTGGTAAATAATAAGTTCCAGGCAACGGCACACACCATAGGTGTAAATAGCGTTTGCTTTTTTCTTCGATGTTGCGGAAACACGTCCAAACAGAGACTTGTATTCCGTAGCTGTCACGCCTGCAGAAATGGAAAGTTCATCCACACCGCCTAAAGCTGTACGGATTTCTTCTCGGTACTGACGTGCGAAAGAATTCTGGTCACCAGTGATGGCATCTGGGACAATGTAACCAACACGGTCGTTAGGTTCCAGGTTTGCGATCACCCTAGGCACGCGGATCTGACCGTCAACACCACGGGAGATTGGGTCTGCTTTGAACCTTGACTGGCTCAATGCACCCATGCCAGTAAAGCCTGAGTTAGCAGCAATAGACGGACGCTGTACAGCCACATCACCACCGGCCTCCATCAGGTCGGTCTTGGGACGAGACGAAAGAAGGGTTGGGTTACCAAAGAACTGCACGTTCTTCCGCATGGTGCGGACCATTTCATCATGCGTGCAGATGTGGTTGGCTAACGCTTCAAACTCACCAACACCTTCAGTTGAGAAGCC